CCATTTGGCACAATAGTTAAATTATTATTATGAAAAGTTTCTGCATAGTCTGCAACAGAAACAATTGCACCAGCACTACCTGCTGGTAAATTCATATTAAATGCACCACTTGAAGTATCTGCAAAAAATCCTTGTCCATCAACTGCTGTAAACGTAGCTGTTTTAATTGATCCTGTTTGCCAATTTACAGTTCCTGTTCTACCAAAACCTGTTTGTGATGCACCTGATGCTAAAGCAATTGTATCACCACTAGCGCCAAGAGTAATAGTATTACTATTCTCGTTAATGATGTTTGCACCGCATTGGTTTTGTATGTTATTTACTTTAATTGTACTTGTCATAATTATTGAATTTTATACCTTATTATTACTACACCAGATCCACCAGCTCCGCCAGCGCTAACTGGTTGAATACCAACATTAGGCTCAAAACCACCTCCGCCACCACCGCCTCTATTTGTAGTTCCTGCTTGAGCAGCACCACCAGCTGTAGCACCATTTCCACCTACACTTGAACCTCCACATCCTTTTGAAATACAAGCATAACCACTTCCTCCACCTCCACCTGCATATGCGAGTGGGCTACCTGTTATAGATGTTGTGGCTCCTGCTCCACCAGGTCCTGCTCCTCCAGAGCCCGAATTAGGAAAACCTTGTGTGCCTGCCGCTGTAGCTCCACCACCACCGCCTGCTCCATAGTTACCACTACCTGCTCCCGTTCCACCATTATTACCCTGTGGTGGACTAACGGGAGGTGTATTTCCTGATGCTCCTGCACCACAAACCCCACCACCACCTGATCCACCTGTTCCTCCGGTTCCACAACCACCTCCCCCACCTTTACCACCACCAGCGGATGTTATCGTTGAAAAAGTTGAAGCTGAACCACTTGTAGCATTATTGGGACCAGCTGTAGTTCCACCTGATCCTCCAGCACCAACTGTAATGGGAAAGCCTGTTGCCGTAACTGTTATCGCTCCTGCTCCGTCTAATGGACTAGCTGTGTATGGAGTAGCGGGAGATTTGTCCTCTCTGAATCCACCAGCACCTCCTCCAGCACCTCTTATTGGTCCGCCTCCACCACCGCCACCTACTACTATATATGAAACTACATTGTTAGCAGCTACACTTGAAAGACTAGCAACGCAAAAAGTTCCAGGACTTGTAAATGTATGAATTTTATCATCACCAGAAGTGCTTGTTGATCCACCTGTTGCTGATATAAATGAAGTACCTATTTCAGTATCTTCTGCGTTTTGAACATTCACCCAACCTTTTGTAGAATCTGTAAAAACAAAAGTAGCTGCTTGACCATCAACATTTAATTTTGCAGCTGCGTTAGTTCCACCAATTTTATCACTTCCATTAGGAGTGACTGAAAGAGGATATGTTGCAAAATTTCTTGCATAGTCAGAAAAAGCCACAATAGCCCCAGCGACACCTGCAGGTAAGTTTGCAGTAATTGAACTTCCTGAATTTATAAAATAACCCTCTCCACTCGATGCTGTAAAAGTAGATGTTTTAATATCACTCGTTTGCCAATTAACAGAACCTTCTCTACCAAAACCTGTCTGTGTTCCATTATTTGTAATTGTTACACCAGCAGGAATTGTAAATGTGTCTCCACTATCTCCTAATGTGACCGTACCACAATTTGTTCTTGGCGTTAATTTATTTACTTTTACTTCACTCATAATTTATCTATCCAATTTTATACCTTATTATTACCACACCTGAACCGCCAGTACCACCAGCAGGAGCACCATTTCCTGCACCACCAGCACCACCACCTGTATTAGCTGTTCCGTTTGTTCCTGCGCTTGATCCTGGAGCTCCAGCACCTCCACCACCAGTACCAGCAGAGCCTCCTGGTTGACCGCCTGGTTGACCACCACCACCGCCACCACCGCCAGCGTAAGTCACTGGACTTGCTGTAATTTCACTTGTAACACCATTTCCACCATTTCCACCACCTGATCCTGGTCCTGTGCCTCCTGTTGCACCTGCGCCACCACCACCGCCACCACCACCTGATCCGGGACTTGCTGAACCTCCACCATTTTGTCCTTGTGGAGGGCTGACTGGAGGTGTGTTACCTGTACCTCCTGTTGTACCACATATACCTCTACCGCCTCCACCACCACCTGATCCACCATTTCTGCCTGTAACTTGTTGACACTCACCTGAACCACCTCCTGCTGATGTAATCGTTGAAAAAATTGAAGGTGAACCATCACCATTACTAGCTCCTGGAGTTGGACTTGCTGCACCACCTGCTCCAACTGTAATTGGAAAACCTGTTGCTGTGACTGTAATAGCACCTGCTCCTTCTAATGGACTAGCCGTGTAAGGTGTTACAGGACTTTTATCTTCTCTAAATCCTCCAGCACCTCCACCACCTCCATTGTCAGAATGAGATCCACCACCACCTGCAACAACCATATAAGAAACTTGATTATTACTCGCGCAAGATGCTAGGCCTGAAACACAGAAAGTTCCTGGACTTGTAAATGTGTGTACTTTACAAGCACCACAATTTACCGTGGTTACTGATCCACCTGTTGCTGATATAAAAGCTAATCCTGTTGCTGTATCTTCAGCATTTTGAACATTAATCCAACCTTTAGTAGAATCTACGTAAACTAAAGTTGTAGTTTGTCCATTTACACTTAAAGTTAAATTTGCGTTAACTCCACCAATATTTTCTGAACCATTAGGACTTATTATAAAATTATGTGTTGCAAAATTTCTTGCATAATCTGCTACGGCAACAATTGCTCCAGGTGATCCGGCTGGTAAACTCATTGTTATACTACCACTTGAGTTTATAAAATATCCTTCACCACTTGTTGCTGAAAAATTTCCTGTTTTAATTGAACCTGTTTGCCAATCAACTGATCCCTCTCTACCAAAACCTGTTTGAGTAGCTCCAGTTCCTAACTGTACAGTAGTTCCACATCCACCAATTGTAAGGGTAGAACCACTTTGTTTATCTATTGCATCTACTTCTATTTTTGACATTATACTATTACTAAAGTCCCTGTTACTGTTATAGTTGCAGGAATCGTAATAGGTCCTGCAAGAACTGCACTATCTATTGTTTGAGTTCCATCAATTGTTGATGCTTGATTTTTTATAAATTCGTCTGGAGATGTTTGACCTCCAATGTATTGAACACCGTTTACTATTGCCGTCATATTACTCCTTACGTACTAATACTATCTATAAATGAAGTGACAATATCTAAACTAGAAGCAGTATTACTTTTAGCTTTTAATACATCACCATTTTCTAAAACAATTTTTGCTCCACCTTGAATCAGTTCAATTGCAGAGTTTGGTGGAACAACCACCCCTTTTGCTATAAAATGATCATTACCACCATTTTCAATAAATACATCTACTTCAATAGTAGAAGTAAGAACATTACAACATCTAATTCCAATGACTGCATCATAATCGCCGCCTGTTACTAAAGTAACTTCTGATGTCCCAACGTTTCTTTGTAAATTGTTTCTAAAATCTTGTGCCATAATTTATTCCTTTATAACGCTACCGCCATTGCTAATGCAAAGCCAGCTGACGCTGCTCCTACTGGTGTTCCTGATGCATCCAAGAAAACCGATTTACTTGCTGGTAAAGTACAGAATACATCTTTTGTACCTGCACTAAAATCAACAACATTATCAGAGTTAGAACTACTAAAAATTGTAGCTCCTGATCCTCTTGTTAAGTTTGCACTCGTAGCATCTAATGTTCCAAGTCCAACTTCAAACTCACTTGTGCCTTGATTAAAGATACAATAGTAAGTCGTGTTATTGTTTCCTATTCCTGCTGCAAAAGTTTCAAAACCAGTTACTGCTGCTCCAAGTGCAAATGCACCTGTTCCAGTAGTTGTGCTTGTTACTTTTACTCTATCATTTATAACTAACGCCATAAATTTTCTCCTTATGCCATACTAATAATTGCATTAGACGGTGTAGTCGGATCAGGAAACGTAATAGTAAAAGTACCATTCGTTGCTGTCTTATTACCACCAAAATCTAAAACCACTACTAATCTATTTGCTGTACTATCAACTGTATCTGTATTGTAGATTGCTGCAAAAGCTGCAGTAAAAGATGCACTACTATAAACAACATTATCAAAATCAACTGAAGCGACTGCTGTGCTCGAAGCAACTCCAAGATTAGTTAATGTTTTAACTGAATAGTTAGTACCACCTGTTGTATCTACTTCACCGTTTCCAGTTCCTGCTAAATACACAGTTGAAGCTGTTGTATATGGATTAGTTGTATATAATGAAATTTTAAAAGTGTTTCCTCCTGATGCCTGAAAATCGTGTTGTCCAGACAAAAGCGCACCTCTAAAACTAAATGGTATAATATTTGCCATATTTTTTTTCTCCTATTTATTTTCCATAACTTGATGGTGGTTTTACGTTAAGTTGAGCACGAACTTCACCATCTTGATATTCGTCTCTGCGTCTTTGACCAATTTGCTCGATCGCATACGATTCTATTGCCTCATTATATTGGCTTTGATAGTATTGTAACATATCTGTCGGACCTTTCAAGTATCCATATGCATTTACCAGACATGCGTACAAAAGTAAATCTTGATATTTATTAGATAAATAAGTCCCTGCTGTTGCTGGAGCTGGTGTTGATGTAGTATCAGTTATTGTCTCTGGTTCTTTATCATAAGCTAATGTAATTTCATATGTTTGGTCTGGTGTAGGTGCTAAAACCCAAAATTCTTCGTCCCAATTTGCATAATATTTTGGGATATCTACAGCTGATGACCCAGGTGTAGAGTAAAATTCTGCTATGTAAGATGTATCTTTTTGCTCTAAGTAAAATTGATTACCAGCTGAATCTTTAAACTGAACATACCTAATAGCTCTTAAATCATCTGGTATTGTCACATATCTATTTCCAATAATAGCATTTGAAGTTGCATAAAAAACACTTTGATCAGTATCTATTGCTCTATAAATTTTATTTTCTGCATTTTTAATTATAGTATCTAAAACTGAATCAGTTAAAACATTACTACCAACTTCCGTATAATTTCTGATATCGTCTCTTAAATTTGTTAAAGTATATGCCATTATCCGTTTACCACCTCTAATGTTACTGGTCCTGCAGAACAGTTATCTCCACCACCTGATATACCACCTGTTGTAGCATTACTAGTGCTTGTTATGTGAAAATAATTTATAGGATTTGTTAAAGGATCAGTTGTTGTTGCCCCTGTAATGGTTCCTGAAGAATCTATTTGTCCTAATGCAATAGTAAAACCATTTGCATTATTTAAATCACTAACATTATCAAATGTAGGTATAGTTGCAAAAGATTGCAAATTTCTTAAATCATCTGGATTATCGCCACCC